TCTGTTTCATCGTTTGGATTAATACTTATTGTACCTGTAACTTCTTGTGATTCATCTAATTTTCTAATATAAACTCTACTAATATCATCTTGGTATTGTCCAGGATATGATTCTAGAATTTGACGCCAATTTGATTCGCCAACTCTTCCATTTTTAACAAGTTGAATTATATTACCAGTTACATACAATCCAAATCCTTGATAAGTGGATGCAATAACTTCTGCATCTGTACCTAATGTACCTATTTCAGCAGGATTACCTGTTGCACCTGGCACTATAGAATCATCGTATCTGTTTAATTCTGGCATACTTAAACTTAAATCAATCGTTCCTGTTTTTTCATCAAATATACTTGTAATTATATTTGTGATAACACCTAAGCGTTTTACTTTTACTGGAGGTGAAATGTAAATTGGTGTACTGAAATCTAATTTTCCTACATCTATCTCACTGTCAACCCCTACAGGTATACTCCTTGTACTAAAAGTTATACCTTCCATGTTAACTACACTTAAACTTGTCCAGTCAATATAGTTATCTGTGGTTTGTATTTCTAAACTAGGATTAAACAGCATAAGTATCTGTTCCATTATTTGTAATTTTTGATCCGTGTTTGTTGCCCATATGTCTACACTCATACGTAATGTGTATGGACTTGGTTGAAGTCTTTCTACTGTATAATTTTTACCTTGATAATTAAGATATTCATTATTGTTCTCGTCATATGCACGTTCTCTTATATTAACTTTATTGATATAACTTGAATCAGCAGTTCTAGTTCTGTCCATTTCTAAACCTGTAATATAAACAGCTATTCTAGGAGCAGTGGGTATTTTGTTTTCACTATTATCTCTAATAATGTTTGCAACTTGTCTTGTAAGATCTCCGTACATAACCGGTACTTGTTTTAGTGTACCACTACCATCTTTAACAGAGAAATTACTAAACAATCTCACCATTTGTGTTACATAACGTCTTATTTGTGCATCGTAAAAATGTTGCATTAATTATCTGCCTTAGGTCTAAGTGCTTTTGATAAGCTCTGTCTTTCTTGGACTTGTTCACCACCAATTGTACTTGTTTTTGTATTGTTAACAAAGGTACCTTTTTGTGTATCTTTTGTATCTGTGTTTGTTAAATCTGTCCTTACACCGTCTTGTAATTTCATCCATCTATTATTTGTATATTTAAACAATCTTTTTGGCATAAAATCTGTCCTTAAGAAGTAATCACCTTCTAATGGCTGATTAGGAAATTGAATTCCCATGCCGTAAGGTGCTCCGTTTGGCGCATCTTCAACGCCTAACAAGTATCCTTTATATCCATGTCTATCAGGTCTATCAGCTATTTCGTCTGTAGTTGTGTTTATTCCACTAGCGTCTATATCAGTTTCATCAGCAGTTTGTAAAGCAACAGAACCATCATCATTCGTACTAAGTGTGTAAAAGTTTGTAATGTCATATCCAGATTTACTTGCATCAGCTTCAGCTTGTTCTATTACTGCATTGTTAATTTGCATTTCTTTTTCATAAGTTGAAAGCAGATCTCTAAGTGTATTATCCGAACCTTCTTCTGCAGGTAAATCAAGTATTTCTTTGAATTCTTGTGAATCAACAATTTGTTTTAATTTCATTCTATACAAATGTGGATACCAAGTTGGTGAAAATCCTTCAGCCGCTCTGTTAACATCTTCAACAACATAAAATCTTTTAAGAGCAAACGAATAGTCATTTAGTGCATATTCGTCTTTTAAATGAGGTAGTTCTATTACATCACCGCTCATAATTTTTCTACCAAGAGTCTTTACACTACTGTTAATATGAACAGTCATAAACAGTGTATCATTTTGCAAAAATAATCCAAATTGACTAAGGTCAAAATCTATGTCATTTACATTGTATATTGCTCTCATTGTATAGATGTCTGGATCGTATTTTCTATCTCTATTTTCTAAAAACAACATATCTTGTATATTAGTTTCTTTTACTGCATTATATCTAGGCTGATCAGCAGTAGCATTAGCTTCATCAGGATTTGAAGGTCCTAAATACTTATGGACATGTATATCTGTACCGCCTACGGTAAACATTTCAAGGATTTGCTTGTCTAAAAAGTTGTAATCCTTGCCTTTTTCTGGTTTATATAAAGATAGTCTTGGCATATACATATTTATCGTAACGATAAATACTAGTGGAGAAAGTTCTTATGGCTACACTAGCAACAAAAAAACAAGAAGTATATGATTATGTTTACACCCTTTTAGGCGGTGGTATGGTTGATGTGGAGTTAGATCCTGCACATTACGAAACAGCATTAGACAAAGCACTATCAAGATTTAGACAAAGATCTGACAACTCAGTTGAAGAGTCTTATCTTTTTATGCCAACTGTAGAAGACCAGAATACATATGTTCTTCCACAAAACGTAATTGAAGTTAGAAGATTATTTAGACGTTCAATTGGTTCACGCACAGGTGGAGGCGACGGTGGTACTTTATTCGAACCATTTAATATGGCATACACAAATACATATTTGCTTAGTTCATCTAACATGGGCGGACTTGCTACATACGATTTGTTTAGTCAATATCAAGAATTAGTAGGTAGAATGTTTGGTTCTTTTATAGAATTCAAATGGAATACAACAACTAAAGAACTGACACTTTTACAAAGACCTAGAACAGAAGAAACACTTTTACTTTTTGCATATAACTATCGTCCAGATGAACAATTATTGGAAGATTATCTTGCAAAACAATGGATAAAAGATTATACACTTGCTACGTGTAAATACATGCTTGGTGAAGCACGTAGTAAATTTGCTACTATTGCTGGACCACAAGGTGGATCAGCACTTAATGGTGATGCACTAAAAGCTGAAGCACAAGCTGAAATGGAAAAATTAGAAGCAGAAGTAAGCACAGCAATACCTGGTGGCATGGGATATGGATTCACAATAGGTTAAAAAACACTTGACAAACTAATTTTTTTATTGTATATTTTATACATGCAGTATGAAATTACACCCTTATTTTCCACACCTCTATTGAAAACACATCTAGGAGCACTTGATCCTATTACACTTGCTTGGATGAAAAAATTAGATTATCCTAGTTCAGCTGTAGCATCTTATTCCGGAGAAGAAGAATTACCTCTAACTGAGAGAGGATTTAATGTTTTAAATCAACCTAAACTACAAGGATTAAAAACACTTATTGAACAAGCAGTTCATTATTTTGCACACACAGTATTAGATGTTGTTGATGATGTAGACTTTACATTAACAACAAGTTGGATTAATAAAATGAATACAGGTAGTGATATTGTATTACACAATCATGCAAATGCAGTTATAAGTGGAGTGTATTATCCAGATGTAGGTCCAACTTCTAATCCACTAACTTTTAAAAAAAATAGACAACATTTAAATAGTTTTCCAGAACATGTACGTCCGGATACTAAAGGTAATTATAATCAATATACTATAGGTGCATGGACAGTACAGCCTATTACAGGTGATTGTTTAATATTTCCTAGTCACTTAGAACATGAAGTTGCACAAAGTTTAGATAAACAAGATAGATACAGTTTGGCATTTAATTATTTTCCAAAAGGATCGTTAGGACAAAATTCAGTAAGAGTAAACATATGACAGTAACATCTTTATTTCCGATACCATTATACTACTCAAATATAGGTGTAGTTAATGATATGACTAAACAATGGGTCTACAAACTAGATTATCCACATGAAGCGGCAGGCCACGATCATACAGGTAATAAAAAAATATTAGATGAAGTGCCTCTAAAAAACTTAAAAGAAAAAATTATTGATAGCTGTAATAAATTCATTACAGAAGAATTAAAAGTATCCGACGTTACTTTTGAATTACAAAACAGTTGGATTAACAGACATGATAAAGGTGAATATAATACTACTCATTGGCATAGTAATTCAATGTTAAGCGGTGTTTATTATATACAAAATGCGCCAGGCGCAGGCGATATAGTATTTCAAAAATCTCATTTATATTACAATTTATTTCATGATACTGTAAGAGTAAATTTTAAAGAGCCTAATGCATTTAACACAAATGAATTTTATATAACACCAAACGAAGGAGACATTGTGATTTTTCCAAGTCATTTAGAACATATGGTAACGCCAAACGAAACTGATATCCCTAGATACAGTTTGGCGTTTAATTTATTTGCTAGAGGTACCGTAGGCGGCGGAACATCGGAGTTAACTGTATGAGGCAAGTAATAGGTATTTGTGGATTGATCAGTAGTGGTAAAGGTACTGTTGCTGATATTTTAGTAAATGAACACAATTTTACAAAAATTAGTTTTGCTGACAAGCTCAAAGACGGTGTAGCAAGCGTATTTGGTTGGGACAGACAAATGCTAGAAGGCGACACAGAAGAAAGTAGACAATGGAGAGAAACTGTTGATAGTTTTTGGACTAAAGAAACTGGTAGAACTGTTACGCCAAGATTAATACTACAAGAATTTGGCACAGAATGTATGCGTAAAGGTTTTTATGACGGTATATGGGTAAGTGTAATCAAACAAGAAATAGTTAGAAATCCAGATACAAATTTTGTTATTCCGGATGTGCGTTTTCCTAATGAAGCAAATATGCTTAAAACCATATATGGAGAAGTTTGGCGTGTACGTAGAGGTCCTGATCCTGTATGGTTTAGAATGTACCAAGATATAGGGGTGGAACCGAAAGAAATACACGAATCAGAATGGCGCTGGGCTAATGTTGCATTCAATGAAGTTATTGAAAACCAAGGAACTATTGAACAACTTAAAAGTCAGGTAAAAGGTCGCCTTGTTTCCAACGGATCCCTTGTTTCTGCATAAGTCTTTGACAGTTAGCACATATTGTTTTTAGATTCATAGGCAAGCAATTATTTAGATCACCATCTATGTGAAACACATTAAACTGCTCTTTGTGCTTACTTTTAAAATTGCATTTTTCACATACATCCTTTTTTACATAGCCGGCCATTTTCCATTTAGGAATACCGTACCCTACGTGTCCATGCTTCAAACAAATTTCACACTTTTTTCTATAAAAGGTTCTGCCATTCTTTTTATAATTAATTGCCGCAGGTCTTTGTTTGCATATACATAATGGTCTCATAACGTATTTACCACACCTTTATAACCCCTTTTTCTGGGTGTATTTTAGGTAATCTTTATCGAATTCATATAAATACATTAGAACACTTTATTTGAAGGAGAAACTATCATGGCATTATCATCACCAGGTGTTGAGGTTAAGGTAATTGACGAAAGTTTTTACACGCCAGCCGAACCCGGCACCGTACCAATGATTTTTGTCGCAACAGCCCAAGATAAACAAAATGGGTCAGCTACAGGCACAGCGCCTGGAACTACAGCGGCAAATGCAGGTAAACCCTACCTGATTACATCACAAAGGGATTTAGTAGAAACATTCGGAGAGCCTTTATTCTATACAGATAGCAACAACAATCCAATACATGGAGGTGAGCTAAATGAGTATGGTCTACAAGCGGCTTATTCATTATTAGGCGTAAGCAATAGAGCATACGTTGTAAGAGCAGGAATTGACTTAGGTGGCATTACAGCTACAGCAGATGCACCGACAAGCGATCCAGCAGATGGAACATATTGGGTAGATACAGCATCTACAATTTATGGTTTATTTGAGTGGAACGGCGCGGCAGGTTCAACAGCAACTGGTCAAAGTTTTGTTTACAATGCACCTATTGTTATTACAGATGCAACAAAATTAGACGGCGGAGTACCAAAAACATCAGTAGGTGCTATTGGTGACTACGCAATCACAGCAACAACTACACTACAAAAAATGTATTACAAAAATTTAAGTGGTGCATGGGTAGAGGTTGGAAGTTCAGCATGGAAAGCAAGCTGGCCAACAGTGTCAGGTTCAACTGCACCATCAACAACTTCAGGCTTTGATATGACAATTAACGGCTCAACAGTTACAATAGCCGGTACAGATGCAACAGCGGCGGCGGCGGCAATTAATAGTGCGGCCATTGCAGGAGTTACAGCAGACGTAGATACAGCAAACGATATTTTGAGAATATACTCAACAGGCGCAAACCTAGTGCTTGCAGAAGGAACAGGTCTTATGGGAGACATGGGCTTAACAGCAGGAACTTACTACGCACCTGAGTTGAATATTGCCCCTCATACAAGTGTTCCTGAGTTTGGTGAAAACGATGCTACTCCACGTCCAACTGGATCTGTTTGGGTAAAAACAACAACACCTAACAAAGGTGCTAATTGGGCAATTAAAGTTTGGAATGATGCAACTAAATTATGGGATACAAAAAGTGTTTCGATTTTTGCAGACAACCAAACTGCTATCTACAACTTAGATAAGTCCGGTGGTGGATTGAATCTTAACTCAGACGCATTATTTGTAAAATTTAATGATGCAGAAGAATCAACACTAGTAGCAAACTTTAAAGTATACAAAAGAAATGCTACAGGAGCAACTACAATTACTGGTAGCGCAGTTACTACACAAGTTTCAGCTGGTGGAGTAACATTTAGCATCCAAGAATCAATTGTAGGTAGTGCAAGTTTAAACAGTGCAGTGGCTATTAGTGCTACAGCAACTGGTGCGGCAACTGATGCAGATGTAATTGCAGGTGCTATTAACAGTGCTGGCTTTACAAATGTTTCTGCAAGCGTTGACACTGCAAACAGAATTGTAATTTCACACAGCAAAGGTGGCGAATTTAGAATTGCTGACACAAGTGGACATTTAGCAGAGGCTGGATTTAGCACAAGTGATACAACAAATCTTTACGCGGCGCCAGCAGGTGATACAACTAACGATTTTGTAGCAACAAACTGGAAAGTACTTACTGCGACTAACAGTGCAAATGCACCAACTGCACTTGCAACTGACGGCACATTATGGTATAATTCAGTAGTTGATGAAGTTGATATCATGGTACACAATGGAACAACTTGGGTAGGTTATTTAGATTCTACAAGTCCGTTCTATAGTGCAAGTGCTAACGATCAAACTGATCCAGCAGGACCGATTGTAAGTGCAACAGAACCAACTTTACAATCAGATGGTACAGCTCTTAAAAATGGAGATTTATGGATAAGCACAGCAAGCATTGACAAATATCCAGAAATTTACAAATGGAGCGGTGCTAAATCACAATGGATCCAGTTAGATACAGGTGATCAAACTACTCAAGATGGTATCTTATTTGCAGATGCACGTTGGAGCACAGCAGGTGCAAACAGCGCAGAAGCAACTATTGCTGACTTGTTAGTTAATAACTACTTAGACTTTGATGCTCCAGATCCTGCATTATATCCAAAAGGTATGTTACTATGGAACTTACGTAGAAGCGGATTTAACGTAAAGAAATTTGTACGTAATTACATTGATGTAACAGCAGACAATGGACGTTTTGAAGTTAACAACGCAGACGAGCCTATGACAAATTACTATCCACACAGATGGGTAACTGAATCAGCAAATAATTCAAACGGTTCAGGACGTTTTGGTCAATCTGCACAAAGAGCTGTAGTTGTTCAAAGTTTACAAGCAACTGTAAACAGTAATGATGAAATACGTGATGACGAATCGCGCATATTTAACATTATGGCAACTCCAGGTTATCCAGAACTAATTGGTGAAATGATTTCACTAAATTACGATAGAGGTTTAACAGCATTTATCGTAGGTGATTCACCAAGTTCACTACTACCAAATGCAACGTCATTAAACGAATGGGGAACAAATGTTAACCTTGCAGTTGAAGATAATGCAGATGGATTAGTAAGTAGAGATGAATATCTAGGCGTTTACTATCCATGGGGTTTCACAAGTGATAACTTTGGTAACAACGTTGTTGTTCCACCGTCACACATGATGCTACGTACTATCGCACTTAGCGACCAAGTATCGTTTCCATGGTT